CTCCGAACCATTGCGAGTCCAGCACTGCCCATTCGCACAATCCACTTGTTCCGCAGACAACGCCCTCATTTCCCCAAACAAGTCTGTCACCACTAAATTTGACCCCAACCAATGTTTCAAGAATTGTTCCAAAATCTTTTCCTTCCTGACTGATTAATGCACCGTAAACATTTTCCCAAAGCATAAATCTAGCACCACAATGCTCTTGGGCTAACCTAAATATTCTGACACCTTCAAAAAACAATCTACTGCTGTGATTAGTATCTTCCTTAATGGCATTTAAACCGAGTCTCTTGCCTGCCAAACTCATATCCTGACATGGAGATCCAAATACAACGATATCGATCTTACCGAGCTTTTTAATGGCTTGTGCATCAATCTTGAATACATCGCCTAAGTTTGGAGTATTAGGAAAATGATGTTTAAGCACTGAGGATTGGTAAGGCAGGATCTCTGCCAAACCAACGCATTCAAACCCTAGTGGTTCCCATGCTACCGATACAGCCTCGATACCCGAAAATAAACTAAGGTATCTCATTCGTTAGCCTCGATTACCCATCCTTCAAACTCACCAAATTTAAAAAACAATTTGCCATTGCGCTCTACTGGACGTTGTACTCCAAATAACGAAATTTCTTTTGCCAAGATATCTTCTGTCGTTACAAATTTTTGCTTGAAATACATAGTCATACGTTTTATGCAAGATGCAAAGTATCCTGAGCTATCAGCAACTTTATCTACAATGATGATAGCTCCTCCTTTACGCATTTTCTTTTGCAAGATTGATAGAAGATAATCACGCTCCACAACAGGCACAAACATTAAGGTTAAAAAGATTATTGCTACATCAAAGTTTTTATAGTTATAGCTTTCTGCATCAGAAACAACGATGGTTCCTACACCATGAAACTTTTTAACCAATGATCTATTGGGTTCTATAGATATTGCTTCAGCATTTCTTTCTTCAATCAAATCCTTCATCGCCAAAGTAATGTTGCCAGTGCTGGCACCGATATCGTAGATCAGTCCATGTTTAGTAGGAAGATATTGACGTGCCATAAATACAACTGCCTCAGTGACTAAGTCATACCAAGGCAATTGTTCTCTGACATGTTTATCAAAATCTAGGTTATCAAAAGACCAATCCATCATTGCCTCTGACTTGGTATGCGGTTGCGAATAGCTTCAGCTATCTCTTTGAGGCTCTTTTCTCCATTCCAATCTTCAACAATCTCAGCACAATCCATACGCTCTTTATGCATTGCTTCTTTAGTAGCCAAAATTGCCCAAGCAATAATTTCTGCTTTAGCCATTTCTAAAGCTTCATCGAACTCTTGCTGGGTGAACAATGTGATAGCTCCACCGCCCCCAAGTAGTTGACGTTGCAATTGGCTCATTTCCTTCTTTTCAGTCATTGGGTTTCCTTTCAGGTGCTTCGTAGGTATGGATGCCATACAAATGGTTTCTCAGTGTTTCGGGGTACATGTTTACTAGCCACTCTTGAAATGCCAAGGCAGGATGGATGTTTAAAAGCAATCCATCCTCGTCCCGGCAATTCATCAGAGCGATCACTAGATTTTCAAATGATTCTTGGCTGATGTTTTTTTTATTTGATTTCACTGAATTCTCGCAACTTTGGCCCGGCGTAAAACCTCTTCGTACTGTTTACGTCCAAGGTCATCCAGCTTACGCAGTGGGAGCTCTTGGTAGTACTTCCACTTTGCCTTGTACTCTTCCAGCTCGCTGGGAGGCACCCAGCCAAGGGCACGCCAGCGGATTGTGATATCGGTACCTGCCGATGTCCAAATGTGATCATTGTCTTTATGCATACTGCCTCCTTAAAAAGAAAAGTCGTAGTACTCGTCACGCTCACCTACAAATAAACCCCCGGCATCTTTTTTGTTAAATCTACCAGTCTCAGGGTTGATGTACATTTGAACCCAGCGGCAATTAGGTTCTTTTTGCTTGTAGTAATACACAGAGCCATTGGTGTTTGGTGAGAACTCATAGTCCTGACTTTTAGATATCCCGTTGCTGTCGATACGTTTTACATTATCTTGCTGGACGTGGACTAGCAAGCCCTTGCCTGCCTTCTCTACTTTGATGATAGTGCCAGCGTGGCGAGAGTAGGAAGTCATCGTGGCTCCCATGCCAACTGTTGGGGCCGGAGCCCCNACTACCATGCGTTCTTGCAGACGAACGTATTCTTTTTTCCAAGATCTGCTTTTCATATTAATCTCCAAAAAAAGGGGCCGAAGCCCCATTAATTATTTTTTAGGTGAAACACGAATGTCAGCACGACCTTCTTTGCGAAACTTGTTGAGTGTCTCTTCAGTAATACCGTATTCAACGCACAAAGCGGCGTAGTCAACTGTGCCGGAAACTTGAACCAACTTGACTTCAACGCTATGCAACTCACCAGCGTGTTTGCCTTCGCCGTATTTGTTGGCGATGTCAACCTTCATTGCTTTGACTTTGTCAGCCAATGCTTTGGCTTCTTGATCGAGCACATACAATGCGTCGATTTCGTTTACCAATGACTCGACAGTTGCGAGAGCTTGGATGTTTGCTTGAATTTCTGTGATCATTTGAATCTCCTAAATAAACCTGCGACGTTGCAGTAAGTAAGACTATAACACGAAGTTAGAGTCTTTGTGCAAGCTTTTTTGCAAATATTTTTAAATATTTCTTTCGAAAGACTCTAACTTGTTGTTTTAGAACAGTTTTCTGTTCAAAATATTTTTGTAAACATTGTCGATTGTGATGTTCAGGGCATCGATTTCTTCCATCTTTACCAACTTCCAAGCCACTTTTTCCCCGTGCCAACCCATTTTTGAGCCCTGATGGCAGGATTTACACAAAGCTACAACTGTGTAATGCCTTCCCTGCCTTATGTGGTGGGCGTCTGATGGCCCATCCTGACCGCATACTGAGCATGGTTGCTCCTTGACTAACTGCACCCATGCTCTCTCTGCTTTGTTGTAGCTTCCGTTCACATTACCGCCTTATCCATAGCCCTGTTAGACGCCTCTGTAGAACGCCATACATCGATTCGTGCCTGAGCTGATACCAATCCCCATCTGAGTGTCTCTTCGGCCTCTACAGCCGCCTGTAGGCCCTTTAGCACCTCTAGGTAAGATGCATCTGCATAGGCTTCTATTTCAGCCGCCGCAACGGTCTTTACGCCGTTTTGCATAGCTGTCTTCATCAGCATGGCCTTTTGGCTTTTGCGGTATTCCTCAAGGTAGGTACGCTGGGCCTTGGCTTCTGCGTATTTNTTNCCATGGGTGTANAGGTANTCNACTGCNTCGTTAATGTNNTTTTNGNTCACTCATTTTCCATACCTTGCAATTAATGCGGCATCAGCCAGTGCTTGTCCTTTGCCTTTTGTATCTAGTGCACGCCACTCAGGCCATAGCTGGATGGCACGAGCTCTAGCGGCTTCTTTATCTGTGCCAATCAATCCTGCGGCTTTCTTCCACTTCTGTGGAGTGACCATGGTGTGTGCATAGCCTAGTACACCAATCACGCCCATCACGGTTCCACAGCTATGACCAAAGTTAAACATTGAGCTCACACCTTGGCCCGGCATAGCATGTACATCCTCAATGTAGACATGATCCACATGAACGCCATGATCTAAAAAGTAAGTCAGCTCTGATGCATTGACACGAGTTGATTTACCTATTTTGTAGGTAGGCATTGCTGTCCACTCGATGGGCACGCCATCATCCAAAATTACTATAGCCCCAGACGCTCCCGGATCAATTCCAATCGTTAGCATTTTCCATCTCCATTTCGTTGTCTCTAGCTTGATGCTGAACCATCTCATCTAAAGCGTTGAGCTCGCTTTCAAAACGGCTCTTGAGCTCCTTTAAAGCCTTTAGTGCTAGATCATCCTTGCCATAGAATAGAACGCTGATTAGATCAGCCTCTGATACCCGATCCATGATGTTTTCAATGGAGATTGATTGGTTTGGCAGGATGTCAGGTTTTCCATGAATTCCAAGCCAGTATGCGAAGTCGTCCGATAACATTATTTTTTCC